CAAGTAACAGTAGTGGCACCAGCAAGGGGAGAGGCACCATTAAGATTGAACGCATAATAAGGAGCTGCGGGCACTCTTATCTTGAATCCATCCAAAATAGCGGCAACTAAGTCAACATCCGCAACAGGCAAATTCGGGTCGAACATAAAGCTATATTTTAGCGTGGTAACCGCAAGAACAGCGTCATCACATATCGCTTTAAGTTTATACCCATTAGAACCAGCGGTAACGGTTGAACCATCGCCAGATATAGCAAAGTCATCGGTGTAACTAAGCCACAAATCCAGCGGAATAGCAGAACCATCGATTGTTTGTGAAGCAGACATTGCCATATGCCACGGTTTTGTACCATCCAGCTCTGCTGGAGTCTTCAGTGTGTAAGAATCATTCTCCGAAGCAGTATCAAGTACGGTACATTCCCACACGTTGTATCCAGCAGGCGCTTCTTTTTTAGTCCATGCACCTTGTGTCAAAGCCATGATTTACCTCCTTATGAGAATTTCAGAATAGCGTGAGTCTCTGGCAGTGAAATTTCCAAACCAGCCTCAGTTATGATTTGATCCTGACGACCATCTACCCCGTTATCCTGAACATTGGTCTCGATAAAAGTATCGCGGCTATGACCGTTTCCCACTAACGGGCGATAAGCAACGTTGTTCATATCTACAGCAACAGCATAATTTTCCCACGGACCGCGCAAAAGCGGATCAGCAACAAAATGCAGTTTACCAAAGATAGTATCAACGACTGTGACAGTATGTCCGAATGCACCCTTGATATTCTGGACATCAAGATTATACTGGCTGGAACCAACGGTGTTCTTCAAGAATCCGCCATCACCAAGTTTGTTCAAGTATGAGATAATCTTACGAGAAGTTAAAACCAACTTGTTCCCAGAACCGCCACCTTCCGGAGCGAAGTAGTCTTCCATCGCATCCAAAAAAGCGTCATATCCAGAATTAGCATAGTTGAAACTGTATACCTTGCCATAAGACTCGGTATAAGGAAGAATACCCCAAGTATAGCGAATTGGCGCAGAAGTGCTTTGGTCATAACTGGTAGAACCGTAACCGAACAGAACGGCTTGTTCAATATCCATCTTATGTTCCATCAGCTTTTCTGCCCACACACGCTGAAATTCATTAGCCTTTCCGCGGTAACGTGTGGCCTGTGATGTACCAGAAAAGATACTGCAGGCAGTTTTGAAGATTTGTGTATAACCCTCACGATCATACATTTTGTCTTCCCAACTCTCAGGCGTATCGGTTCCTTCAGCAAACGCAGAGCCAATTACTTGACCCTTGTTATCAACTGCGAATGCTTCAGCGGCAGCGATAGCGTCGCCTAATGGCGTAAGGGCTTCACCGGTAATTTCCGTCATCCCATTTGTAGTGTCATGACAGATATAGAGACCATTACTAGCGCCAGTACCAGCATTTGTTTCAATAGTGGCCGAGGGGGATATTTTAAACCGACGAACATTGCCGTCATCATTGGCGAGGGCGATTACTTGCCCAGGAAGAATAAAATAACAACAGTGGTCAGTTGTCCCACTAGGGTTACCATACCTATCATAATGACACGTAATATGCAGATCGTCGTTAGCATCAAGCGCCGTTCCAACCACTTCGGCGCCGGGGTCAAATGCCTCCCAAACCTCGAAGTTCCTACGCTGCCACTGGTGACGCTGCTCTAAAAATTTGAACACGGGATCATCTGTCGGAGTCTTTGACACCTTGCTCAAGTATGTAAAGAATGGACTTTGCTGTGGGGCAAGTTCTGCAACTCGCTCCCCAAAATTAAATATACGACGCGAATCATTGATTGATACGCCCTGTAGAGTATTACCAGCTTGGCCCGAATAAAAGGTACTCATATTTCAAGCCTTTCTTTGTTGTTAAATCGCATCACCAAGGGTTCTTGGCATTATGGTTAGCTATCATAGCATTCATAATCCTCTCCCCCTCTGGTAATGTGTCTTGTCCCGAAGCAGGCTGTACACCCATAGGCGACGGCACCTGCTGCGCTAATCTTGTTTGCTGAAAAGTCTGCGAAGGCTGTGGAACTGGACGCCCTTGTGGCATACCTTGCGGCGCCCCTTGTTGCATCATAGGCCCACCTCGCTGCAAACTATACAGCGCCCATAAGTTGTCAACCGTAAGCGAGCCCTCGTCCGACGCCCACCGAATAAAGTCTTCAGCGGCTTGAGGATCAGCCTGATGATGCCCGGTAACGTAGTCGCGCACAGACTGAATCTGGGTCATCTGAGCTTGCCGTTGCAATTCAGCGTCATGAGTCTGTCGTTGCGCATCTGCCATTTCCTGTACAAGTCTCTGCGTATACATATTCTGCAGATAATTGTACTTATTCATCTTTTCCTGATGTTCAGCCTGTGCGGTTAAATACTTGCCGCTAGGTGAATCTGGATCAGATAAAGCATCTTCGTGGTTATAGTTGTTTGGCCGCTTAGGCGGTGCTGGCGGTGGCGGAAATTCTTTTGGTTTTAATTCTGTGTTTGATTCCGGTGCACCCTGCATGCCCTTTTTGGCGTTCAACATAACCTCTGGATTCTGCTTTAGATATTCTACCAGCGGAAGAACACCATTAAGCTCGTCCAGTTTTTGCTGCCTCTTATCGGCTTCTGATTGCCAATACTGGTACCTCTTCTCGTCATTCTTCGGGTCTACAGGGCCATCTGCTGATGGCTGCTGTACAGGCGAAGCGGCTGTCCCAGGCGACTCTGGAGCCGCGAATGGCTCTGAAGTCGGTGGCTGTTCCATACCGAGACCAAATGGGTCAGTAAAGTTTTGTTGCTCTTGTGCGCTTTCTGTTCCGACGGGCACACCAGCCGTCTCATTGCTTTCATCTGGCAATGGGAAATTCATTACTTCGCTCCTTTCGCAGAGCCCTTAACAGGGGTGTCTGCATTATTATTCTTTGCATCTTCACGTATAGACCTAAGGGTATCGTCCAAACGCGCACGGAACAATTCCGATGCAGCACCTGCACGGGCCTCAGTGCCCTTTAATTTTGTAGTGAACTTCTCAACTTCTACCTTGTTGCGAAGATTCTGAATTTCCCTATCTTTCGTCTGCATATCGCCATTGAGTTGCTTGTTCTTTTCAGTCTGTTCTTCAAGTGCGCGTTCAAGCTGCTGGATACGCCCCATACGCTGCAGAACACCCTCTTTGTCGAACACCTCGGTCTTGTCAAGAACTTCAACCTGATCGATAATACCCTTTTCATAAGCACCAATGTACAGTTCAAGCTGCGCATAGCGATTAGACGGTAATGTTGATCCGGCTACAACAGACACATCGTACCTGCCGACGGTGATATCATTCATTACGCCGGTTACGTTGCTATAGTCGTCATACATCCGCTCATTAACAGCAAATTCAGTCATGCTGTTATTGGGCTGGAGAATACGGACATACTTCTCAGTGACGTAAAGCTGCTGCATAAGATCAATTATGACCTCACCCATACGCTTCAGCCCACCCTCAATATCCATCAGTTTAGACTTAATCTTTCGTTGTCCGAATTCGTCCAGGCTGATAGTGGCTTTATAGGTCTGCGGGGCATTCTGGGAATTCCCCATCATCATCTCGTACAAACCAAGCTGGTGATCGATATCAGACTTGGTTTCAGCTTCCATACGATAGAGTTCATTAGACAGCGGGACAGGAGCAACTACTACTGGCTGCCCAAGTTCAAAATCTATCTCTATCAGAGCACCTGGACGCGCCCATTCGGCCTCTAGCTTCTTAATATCAGCAGCCCCTATTGGAACAAGTACCTTCACGTTGGTGCTTGTAGCCGCATGCGCTAAGATCAGTGACCGCAGTTTGTTAAGAGAAAGCTGCAAATCGCGTATGATAGCAACATCTGAAGTCGGATATGGCGTGCGAGTATGGTGGTTTGGGAATAGTATCAGCGGGTAGTGCTCAGTTGGGAGAGTGCGCTGGTATAAATATTGGTCGCCAATAACGACTATCATGCGAACCCGCTGCTGCATAATCTTAACAACGCGGATTTGCCGCATCTCTACTAGATCGGCAAATGTAACATCAATAACACTTGGTATTTCCACCAGTTGTTGTAATTGCTGTTGTTCCATTCCAGCTATCTGCTCATATTGCTGGACTACTGCCATTTCGAGTTTATCAGACTCTAACTGTGCGCGTTCAGGTGTTATTTCGCCAGCTTCTACTGCTGAAGCAAGCGCCTGGGTTTGCTCCTGCTGCGATACACGCACTTCTTCTTTAGCAAGACGCGTCTGTTCGGCCAGCATCGCTATATTCTCTTCGCGGCTTAGTACCGCCTGCGCCACCTGTTGTTTAGCGGCTGCGATATCTTCCGGCTGCCAGAGTACGCGCTCGCCCCAGATAGCAGCTGGTTGCCGCAGATACTCTTCGTATTTACCGTGTTCGTGTAATGCCTCTTTACCAGAGAACTCTTCGTAGGTACGAAATAGCGGAATAAATTTCTTTGTGTACCATTCGTAACCGCGAATGAACTCTGAATCAGACGGTCTAGACACATCAGACTCGAAGTAAACCTCGGTTCCACCAGTCTGCTGTGCAGCGGGGAAGTTCCAGTCTTGATCGCTAGATGCATTCTTGATTTTATCGGCATACATTGGATAGAGCCGTTCCGCCTGCTCCCTTGAGAACAAAGTGGAATAGATGATATGTTCAGCATCGCTACAATCTGGGAGTTTACTATTGGGGTCTATGTAGACGTTAAGCGGGTCAAGTGCAACAAACTTTACCTCACCCTTACCCATATCAGCGAGGGGGTCTTGGAACACCAAAGCAGCGCCCATACCCGCCACATAATAATCGTCTACTACCTGCCGCATCTCGCGTGCGCCATCGCTGATATCGTAGATATACGACATCATATTGCTGACGGCTTGTGCAAGTTGGTTATCGGAATCTTCGCGGGGTGCAGCACGAAAAGAGGGTCGATTAGCGGTGAGCATAGCCTTAGCGGATTCTACAGCAGGATAGACACGATTTACAACCACAGGGGCCTGCCCTCTGGCCTCCATCTCTTTTATCTGCTTTTCAGTCCACTGCCGCCCCATACGGAAATTACGGTTTGTCTGAACCGTAGTACGCCATGGCTCTGCAGAATTAGAGTATTTCCTGAATATTTCATGCGTACGCGAAACGAGCTTACGCTCGGCTTCAACGACAGCTTCTTGTTCTTCAGGGGTATATTCCACGCTAACGCTCTAGTTATTAATAATTTTTACTAATCTTAGATATAATTAGAGTTTGACACTACGCTCTTAATATAATACAATTTATACTCAATGTCAAGCTTTTTCTTTTCACAGACGGTCTTTTTATAGAACCATCCAATCTGTGCAGCGCTTACTTTCCCTTACTTCCTGTGACTTAAAGTCTAATTCCCGCTTACGCGGAGGGCGGTATTTATATAGCGCAGTCCAAATAGCATCAGGAATATCATCGTGTTGCCCACGCGGATATGACAAAAACTCAATACGAGCAGCCTCGTCTTCTGGTCTGAAGTAAAATCTACCCTTTGCGAACATAGGCACTAACCCAAAGAGCCTTTCGTTCTTTGAAGTGCGTGGTTTTACGCCCTTCTCAAGTCCCGGTATGTACATATCCTTTTCTGCCATCATGCGACGCATAGAACTGCGCAATGTTTCCTGATAACCCGTAGTTTCAATGCGCACAAGCTTAGGATGGTATTTCTCGTAGTAGTCAAATATCTTATCAGGCTGGTAAGCTGGGTCTAGATGATCGCGGAAAATATCGATTATATAGACATTATCGTCCGGGTCAATACCAAGCACTGCAATAACAAAGAAATCAGCCCGCAATTTAAGACTACTTGCAGGGTCAATCCCCATATACACCGATATCTGCGTATACTTCCAACCGTCGCCCTGGCGTTGTTTTAGTACCTGCTGACCATTGACGACATCGTACTCCATATGGTGCATCTGGATATACTTAGGCTTGAACGGTGCTTCATCAGGCGGTTGTGCAATGCACATCATCTCCTGATAGAACCCTAACAGGTTACCCACAGAAGCGTATTCTTCGCGTATCTTATTGATTCGTTCAATTGGGAACTTATCGGGCCAGATACTATTGCCCTTATCGTCAATAATACTGAACCACAGCGTCTTCCACGCCTTAGAGCCCTTAGCCCAGTACAAAAAGCAATCTTCGCTAATAGGAGTACCGATAATTACCATACGACCATTATCAGTCAAAGACGGGATAACAGCGTTAGTCAACCAGAGCCTGTTCTGTGCCCGCGCTTCCTGCGTAAGCGCATTGAGTTCTGATTCAAAGTCATCGACGATAATCAATGTTGGTCGTACATCTTGTTCGATGAACCCGCGCACCCGCTGTCTGGTTCCTACGGCCTTTATACGCACACCATTAGCCAGAATGATATCGTCGCTAGTCCAGCGCTTAGACGTATTGCCGTTAAACTCGCCGAACAGTTGCCGAATTACCGGTGACGACTCCAGATGACTTTTGATACGTGACAAAAAGTTGATAGCCTGGCCCTGCGACTCCGAGATAATCAGAATGAACTTTGTTTCATCGCTAGAAGTGAACATTGCTTCAAAGATAGGAAATACTAGGCTAATAACGGTCGAATTATGCGTGAGCATATAGTCGTCGGTGATATAAAGCCCGTCAGCATTCTGAACGGTTATACATCGGCCAAGACCTGTATGCGAATACTCTATGTTGGTTATAGACGAATATGTTCTATTGCTGCCACGCCACCTATCCCGCTTTCTCTTCAACCTAGCG